GGGATAGAGCATAAGGTCCCCGTGATGCTGGAGAACCGCTCCGGCAAGTACATCACCTACGGCTTTGCAAACGAATACCCCTACTACCTGCTTGACAACTATCGCAGGTCGTCCAAGCACAACGCTATTGTCAACGGCAAGGTAAACTACATTATGGGCGGAGGCTGGCAGGCAGGGGATGACTTGACTGTGGAGCAGCAGGCTCGGTTCATCAAGTTTTTTGACGGAATGTCAAGCACCGAGGACCTAAACGATATTACCGAGAAACTGGTCCTTGACTTGGAGTTATTCAACGGATTTGCGGTTGCAGTTACTTGGTCCAAACTTGGCACGATTGCGAAGATGGAACACGTCCCGTTCGAAAAAATCAGGGTGGACAAGGAAGAAAAGATGTTTCAAGTCGCTGACTGGTACAACGACGACATGATGCAGTTATTCCCAAAGGTTGGGGACATCGAGAAGATTCCTGCATTCGACCCGGAGAATCGCCTCGGAAAGCAGTTGTTCTACTATCGGGTGTACGCTGCTGGCGTGAAACACTACCCGCTCCCCGAATACATCGGTGGCAACGCTTGGATTGAGGCAGACGTACAAGTGGCTAACTTCCACAACAACAACCTGCGCAACAACTTTTGGGGCGGTTACTTGATAAACTTTAACAACGGGATTCCGACCCCCGAAGAGCAGGGCGACATCGAGCGTCAAATCAAGCGTAAGTTCAGCGGTACGGATAACGCTGGTCGCTTCGTTGTAACCTTCAACGACGATGCAGCCAAGGCCCCGACGCTGGAACCGCTCACACCGAGCGACATGGACAAGCAGTTCGAGATATTGAACAAAGCCATCCAACAAGAAATCTTTATCGCACACCGTGTAACCAACCCTATGCTTTTCGGAGTCAAGACCGAAGGCCAATTGGGTGGACGCAACGAATTGGTCGAGGCCTACGAACTATTCAAGGCCACCTACGTCAACGACCGAGTTCGCAAAGTGGAGCGGATGATTAATTACCTCGGCTCCTTCAATGGAGTTGAAGGGATGGAACTAATCCCCGTAGAGCCTATCACCGAGCGCCTAAGCGAACAAGCCTTGTTGCAGATTATGACCCAAGACGAATTGAGGGAAAAAGCAGGTCTGCAACCGCTTGAGAAACCTGCTGACGTGGTTGGACCTAATCCCCAACCCGACGAGCAACCGCAAGCCGTGGAAGCCTTGCAGAGCAACGACAACATCAAGAAGTTGTCAGGCCGTGAGTATCAAAACCTGATGCGAATCGTCAGGCAGTACATGCAGGAGAAAATCACTCTTGAAATGGCACGGACCATGCTATCAGCAGGCTTCGGCCTATCAGCCCAAGAGATTGACACGATGCTGGGCGTTCAGTCCCAAGAGTTTAGCGAACCGACTTGGGGCGAAGACGACGACGAGGACTACGGATGGGGCGATGAAGAATTCAAAGTCTTGGAGGTCGTTGCCTCTAAGTTTGGATGCCATGCAGACGACTACCATGTGATGCACTCCAAGCCGATGCGTTTCGATGCCAACATCGACGAAAACATACGGTTGGCCTTTGCCGAACTGGGCGAAGAAGAAGTCGAACTGGACAAGAAGATTGAGGCTTACCGCAAAAAGAACCGGGATGCCAGCGTTGAAGAAATGGCCAAGGAGTTCGGGGTCAGCAAAGCCAAGGTCGCCAAGCGAGTCGCCTACTTGATAACCAAGGACCGCTACCCAATCAGCAGGGCCGTGGACAAGATAGCCGAGCAGAACCTTCCCAAAAGCGTGAAGGAAGTAGCAGAACCAGTCTTGGAGGTGCGCTACAAGTATGCATGGGCAACAGGTTTCAGCAACAAAGACAAAGGTTCCAGCCGTGAGTTTTGCAAAGTGATGCTTGACTTAGCCGGGCAAGGCAAGGTTTACACGAGGGACGACATCGACGGGATTTCTGCGATTATGGGTTACTCCGTTTGGAATCGCAGAGGCGGTTGGTATCACACGCCCAGCGGAGTGAATCGCCCCCAATGCAGGCACGTATGGGAGCAGCAGTTGGTAATCCGTAAAGGCAATAAAATCAGCAAGGCATGAAGGCACTATTCATAAGCGAAGAAACGCTGCTGGACAACTCGATAATCAATGAGAACGTCAGTTACACGCAGATACGCCCTACGGTCATCAAGGTGCAGGAGATGCGGATTCAGCCAATCGTTGGCTCTCCGTTGTACGGGGAATTGGTTACGCAGGTCGTCAGCGGTTCAACGTCTGCACTCAACCAAACGCTCCTTGAGGACTACATCCAGCCTGCTATGATTCAATGGCTCTATTACGAGTTACCGATGGTCTTAGCGTTCAAGTACATGAACAAGGGTATGGTCCGTAGAACGAGCGAAGAGTCCTCGCAAATGAGCATGGAAGAAATTACACGGCTGACCGATAAGGTTAAGAACGATGCCGAGTGGTATTCCGAACGCATTACCCGGTACCTCATGGAGAACCGCAACTCCTATCCCTTGTGGAACTCGCCTCCTTCTGCGTTGGATACCATCTACCCGAACGCTACCAACTATCGCACCGGGATGGTCTTGGACCGCAACAGGAGGATGGGAATCAGCAATTTGGACTACCCATATCCCTACGGCCAATTCGGGGCGTGTAACGACTGCTAAGCATGGGAGCGCATAAAAAAAACATACTGAAACTGCAAAACTATGTCTTGGATAAAAATCAAGCAAGCCCTGCTGGACCTTGCCAACAACCATCCGCAAGTAAACTCGTTCGGGACGGGCGACCCGCTTGCAATCGGTACGGACAACACGATAAACCTTCGAACCCCAAGCCGTGAGCGCATCGTCTATCCGCTCGTTTTTGCGGATGTTCAGTCTGCAACTACTGACGCTGGTACTTTGGACTTGGTGGTTGGGGTTTACTTTTCTGACCGTGTTGAATCCATTAAGCCGATGGGCGGAGTGGTTTCGGGGAGCCCTACGTCGGGTTGGCAGGATAACGAGGACGAGGTCCTAAGCGACCAGTTGCAGATAGCACAGGACTTCATATCATCGCTTACAAACGACCCGAACGAAGATTGGACCCTCTCATCCACCGTGAGTCTAACGAGGTTCGTAGAGAGCCGAGATGACCGCACCGCAGGGTGGCAGGCGACGATGACTTTTGAAATCCCTTACTCTCATTCGGTTTGTGAAATTCCGACCTAATCTACATTTATACTAAAAGCAAATTATGCCTACACCTATATTGCAACAAATGCTCGGTCAGGGCGGTACGATGGAATTCGTTGACGCTGCCGTTACCGGCAAGAACTACGACTTCTTGGTAGTCAACACCGCTGCGACCTTTACAACCCTGACCGGAACTGGAAGCGAGAACCTTTTAACCGCTTACGCTATGAGTGGCAAATCGCTATCCGCTGGCATCGTTATCAGCGGTCGCAACGGAGGCAAGATTACTGCGGTAACTCCAAGCGTCGGTTCGGTTATCGGTTACACATTCCTGTAAGCGATGTTCATCGGTTACGGCTATGGCTATCCCACGAACCAACTGCTTGGCGGTGGCAATCCGTTTTGGCTTGCCTTCAACCAACGTGCAGATGCTGACGGGGCTTTGCCTGCGGAGGCTGCGGTCAATGGATGCCTCCAAACCCGATTCCTCAACTCCTTCCAATCTTACGCTTTCTTCGTCTTTTATTCAAACTCTTGGCTGCCGTTTATGCAACGGGCAAATACCGACTCGGCTGATGCTGCGGAGGTCGCTTTCATCAATTGCCTCGAAGTCCGAATGTATAATCTCCTAAACGCATAGCAGATGCCTGCAAGTCCATCACTACTTATCGTCCCTGCTCGTTTTAAGACGGGGAAACTCTACACGCAAATCGCTACGACTTCGGCTGGGGTTGTTCTCGGTTCATCGGGGGACTTTAACGTTACCCGTGCTACGACTGCGACCCGATTCAATTCGGCTGGCTTGATTGAGTCGGTGGCTTCGGGTGTGCCTCGCTTGGATTACTACACCAGCGGTGGAACTGCTGGCTGCCCTGCGTTGTTGGTGGAGCCGAGTGGGTCAAACCTTTGCTTGCAGAGCGAAAATTTTGCAACTACTTGGGGACAGACGGTCCTAAACCTAACAAGCGGATTTATATCGCCAACCAATAGTAATTTAGGTACTTTAATTGAGGCAACTGCAAACACTGGGAGACTTCGTCAAACATTTGCGGCCGGACTTACAAGCGGAGTAACTTCAACCTTCTCTTTGTTTGCAAAGTTGGGAACTCAATCAAGCGGTGTAACGCTTGTCTTTCAAGAAGGCACAGGCACTAATTATGCTTCAGGTGCTTGTCAGTCATTTAGACTTGATACGGGGGCAGTCGGAACAAGCGGCACGGTTGGTGCAGGGTTCACAATTACTCGCTCTAACATTGAAAATTATGGAAACGGTTGGTATAGATGTTCTTTAACAATTCAATTATCCTATACACCATCTTCAGCCAATTTAACAATTAGGCCAACTTCAACTGTTACTGCAAACCTTCCAGTTATTGCGAGCGGTGACACTTGTTACATTTTTGGCGCACAACTTGAAACAGGCTCCGTTGCCACCTCCTACATCCCCACAACAACCGCAGCAGTAACCCGAAACGCAGACGTAATAACCCTATCAGGCGCAGTCAGCGGATGCATCGGGCAGACCGAGGGAACGATTTATGCTGAGGTTGATTTTAGGAATACATCAAGCGGAAAAAGGCTTTTTCTTTTATCCGATGGAACTAGTCAAAATGAAATAAGAGTAACATCTTCAGCAACAAATGCAGGAGATTTGCAGTTTGCCGTTCGGTTGGCAGGAACTTTAATTGTCAATTCATTTAGTCCAACAAATGTTTATTCAAATGGGATTTTTAAGATTGCAGCCGTATACAAAAGCACTGACTACGCATTATATGTAAATGGCTTACAGGTTTTAACAGGTAATGCAGCAGGCAATATACCTGCTTGTAATAGGGTTGATATTGGTAGCCAACTTGGAACATCAAATTTCTTAAACGACCGCATCCGTGCTGCTGCCCTCTACACCACTCGCTTAACCAACGCTGAACTTCAAGCCCTTACGACCCTCTAATGGCTACATTCCGAAAATACGAATTCGCAGTTTACGCTGATTTCCGAACCATTAACGACTCGGAGGTCGAGCCTCGCACCGTTGTTGAACTCGGACATATCAACCCTGCAAATCCAAAGGCTTGGTGCGTTGACATTCTATGGGAAGGCGACGAACCAAAGAACTGGACAAAGCATCAAACTTGGCCCGAACCAGTTGGAATCCACACCTTCGCAGGATGGGACGAGCAGTACGCAGCCGACTACGAACAACACAAATCGCTATGAAACTCTTTCGCAAACGCAACCCCGAAACCCCTAAACTACCCTTTATGAAATCAGCCGTCATCGCTTTACTTCGCCACCTGTTAACCTTCATCGGTGGAACCCTCGTCGCCAAAGGCCTCTTGGACACCGAAACTTTGCAAGAGATTATTGGTGCATTAATCACCTTGCTTTCAGTTGGTTGGATGAC